ATCCCATTCTACAACCAGCACAGAAAAATATTCGCGCTCCAGGGCCGGTCCTTCCAGGATTACGGTCTGCGCTATATTACCATAAAACTCAATGACCATAAAAAGGTATTCGGCCTGGAACGGATGGACCGCAATAAAACCATTCTCGTATTTGAGGGAGCATTTGATAGTTTCTTTATGCCAAACTCAATCGCAATTGGTGGGGCCGACCTCGATACAAATTACCTATTGGAACTGGCCGAACGGGATCGATTTGTTTTCTGCTTTGATAACGAACCACGCAATAAGGAAATGTGCGCTCGGATAGAAAAAGTTTTAAAGAAGGGATTCCGAGTCTTCCTGATGCCGGGCAAGTATAGAAAATACGGAAAAGATATTAATAAAATGGTCGAGAACGGTATGACGCCGCGAGAGATATGTGGTATAATTAAGGAAAACATTGTCCAGGGAAAGTTTGGATTAATGAAATTTAAATTATGGCGAAAGGGCAAATGAGTTATTTAAGACTGGTAATATACATCCTGGGAACGTTACTGATTATATGGATCGGGTGTATATTGATGTTAATCAAATGGGGGAATTTATGATGCTACGAAATGACGGGAGTTTTGAAATTTATATTTTAGAGCACAAGACGAAAGATGGGAAAGAGTGGCACGGCAGTGGAGACGGTGCATATTTTTGCAAGGGCAAATGCACCTTCACCGATGAGCCGTGCCGGTCGTTTACTGCTGGTGGAAGATGCTGGCAGGTTACCGGGGTCCACGGCACCTTTGAAAAGAAAATAGCTTTGAAAATGCTGATGCTGGTCGCATGTGAATCTCCAAAGAGAAAATTCCGTATCAAGCGCGTGACAATCCACCAAAAGTCTGATATAGTAGTACAAACATTCTAAAGGAGATCTATGAGCAAATTTTACACCTATGTTGGTCAAAATCGGGACAACGGCGGACAAGTCCTACACGTCTATTACGATGAGGTCGGGGTACGCCACGAGGACGCCGTCAAATTCAAGCCTATGCTTGGAAAGCGTGTCAAGCCGGTAGAGGGCAAGGAATATCAATACCACGATATATTTGGTAACCCGCTTCAGTGGAAGCGCTTCGATAGCATCGACCTATACAGGAATTTCATAGACGAATATGATGAGGTCGATTTTTACGGTACGATGAAAGAGGATTATCAATTCCTTAACGAAACATATCCAGGCGAGGTAGCATATGATTTGTCTATGATTCGCCCGTTCTGGATTGATATTGAGACCGGCAAAATTGATGGCAATGAATGGGTCGAAACTCATACTGCAGAGATCACATCGATAGCGATAAAGGATGCGAAAGCCAATAAATATTTCGTTATGTCCACGAAGATGTGGTCAAAAGAAAAATCTATCCTACCAAAGGAAATGGCTCTGGACCGGGTAGTCTTCAAACACTGCAAGGATGAGGAAGCCATTTTCAAAAATCTGCGGACGATTCTGCGCCGGGAGAAGCCGGATATGCTAATCGGATTCTACTCGGATGGGTTTGATTTCCCGTATATTATCAAGCGGGGAACATACGTGATGGGCAAAAAGTTTATGCAGGGGTTTTCGCCCTGGAGCCGGGTCCGCGCCAAGAAGAAGGTCGATAAGGATACCGGGGAGATATATGATTATTTTAATGAAATCCAGGGACTGCCGCTCATGGATTATTTAAAGATGTATAAAAAGTTTATTTATACGCCTCGCGAGTCATATAGCTTGGACTTCCTTTCCGAGGCCGAACTTGGCGAGACCAAACTCGATTATAGTGAATACGATTCGCTGTTTGATATGTGGGATAAAGATCCACAAAAATATATCGATTACAATATTTATGACGTTGAACTCCTGGATCTGATGGATAAAAAGTTAGGTCTGGTCGACCTTTCCTGCACAATCGCCTATTTTGCAAAAACAAACTTCACCGATACCCTGGGGACAGTTGGGGTATGGGATTCTATTTTCTACAATACCCTGGCAAAAAAGAATGTGATGATACCGCCCAAGCACACCGGGGTAAAAGAATACTATAAGGGTGCGGCCGTTTTTGAGCCGGAAAGAAAAATCCATAATTGGTTGATAGCGGTCGATCTAAAATCACTCTATCCACATATCCAACAACAATATAATATCTCGCCAGAATCCCTCGTCGACGACCTGCGGGATGAATTGGATATCGATATCACCGTCGACCTGGATGAGCGATACCTCAACGAAGAGATAGAATCCGCACCGGACACTATTATGGCCGCGAACGGATGTACCTTTAGAAAGGACAAGGAAGGTATCGTGCCAGGGCTCCTGCGGGAGATATATGACAACCGGGTAATCGCCAAGAAGGAAATGATCGAGTGGAAGGTAAAACTCCAGGCCTGGAAGGAAGAGCACGACATCGATGTAGATTTCGGTGATTACAAAGGGCCATTGAATTTGAAAAAAGAGTGGGCAGAATTCGAAACGAATATCACCACGAAGCACAATTTCCAAATGGCCATGAAAATCCTTATGAACTCCGAGTATGGCGCACTGGGCAATATCCATTTTAGATATTATGATATCCGGTTCGCCTCGGCCATCACGCAATGCGCTCAACTCGCCCTGCGATGGGCAGATAAACGACTGGCAGAAAACCCGGCCGCAAAAAAATATAAATATTATCGCATATACGGGGACACGGATTCACTTTACATATCGGTCGAGCATGTGGTGAACCAAATCAAAATGCGGAAGCCGGGTATTAGTGATGCTGATTTGGTAAAACAGATCAACGGATTTGTGGAAAAAGTCATCCAGCCTATTTTGACCCAGGCATATGATGATCTGGCAAAGTATGTTAATGCCAACGAGAACAGGATGTTTATGGCGCATGAGAAAACGATTACCAACGCGCTCTGGACCGCAAAGAAGCGTTACGCGCTCAACGTCCTATGGGACGAGGGTGTTACATATCAGAAGCCGAAGCTTAAGGTAAAGGGCATTGAGATTGTCCGGTCATCCACGCCTAAAATTATCCGAGACGCTCTAAAAGAATCGGTCGCGATATTGCTAAGGGATGAGGATAAACTCCCGGATTTTGTAAAGGAGCAAAAGGCCAAATTCAAAACGAATGAGATAATAGATATCGCCTTCCCGCGCACGGCCAACAATATTGAAAAATGGACTGGTGGCAAAGAGGGCATCTCCTACATAAGCAAGACACCAATAGGGGTCCGCGCCGCCATCGTCTACAACCACGTAACAGATGGTATTGACGGCTTTCCAGTAATCAAAAGCGGGGAGAAAATCAAATTTTTATATTTGACGATGCCGAACAATTACGATGAAAACGTGATCGGATTTATGCGGAGGATACCGGAGGACGCCATCAAGTATGTTGACTGGGATATGATGTTTGAGAAATCCTTTATGAGTGTCATCGATAATATCTACCGTAAAATGGGGAAGATATTCAAATTACACCGCGAGACTAATCTTTCTGATCTTTTTTAAAAATAAAGCTAAAGTTTAGTTGACAGATACCGATAAGGGTGTTAGTATGTAGAAAGTAATAAAAATTGTCGGTAAACACCTTCACGCAATAAGGACAACAATTGGTAATATGCAACCGGCCACCGGGTCGGTAAAACCTTTAAGCTATAAGGACACAATTTGCAAAAGGCCACCGGCAAGGCGAATAACTTAAAGGGAGAAATAAATATGGGACGACAAAATCAAACGATGACTGAAAAATTATGGCTTGAGGGTGCTGCTGGATTTATATCCGATGCCAAAAGGGTCATCGATAGAGCAAAAAAATGTGGTGCATTGGGCCGGGAATATTTACTCGAAAAGGCCGAGGCCAATTTAGCTCTGGCCGAAGAATGCATTAAAAATACTATTTAACGAATTTGTCCTGGATATGCCGCGCTCGAAACAATGTATTGGAAAATGAAGGCGCAGTATGTCGGGATAAACTATCCCTGGGAACGCCGCCGATTGAAAAATTATCGCGCCAGTTATTACCGGGATAAAGATGGGTGCTCTGCCTAAGTACCGGACGGTATTTACCGCCGGGAACGGGTGCCACAGAGGGACGAGTAAAGGTCGCAAGGGCATGCGGCAGGTCAGATGACAACGTTGACCACTTTGCTCCAGCCGGTGTCAAATCCGGCCACCCAATTCTTTTTAAAATAAAGCTTGACTCCTGCTGATATACGAGGTATTATTAGAAACAATTGAACAAAAACCCAAACCCAGGAGACTGAAATGAACAAGCAAGAATTTGTAACCTACGCAAAAATAAAATGGAACGACATTTCATCAGACGAATTTGACGCCATCAATATGGTTTATGCTTGGCATCCGATGATAAGCGATGTCGACGGCAAAATCGAAATCGCCACCCTATATAAGAAAGGTGGAATGGGCATCATAAACAATATGCTGGCAACCGCGCACGAACTATGTGCCGCCACCAGCAAGGTCCAGGAAAACGATGTCGCGATGGAACGGCTGCTGATAACTCAAACCGAGGCCACCCGCGACCTGGAAGCTCGGCATTATAGTGAGCGGCTAACCATTACAGACGATACCAGCAAGGCTAATAAAGTCATCCGCACAATCGA